GAAGGTGAAGTAGCTCTATTAGCTGGAATTGAACTTGATGTAAGCGTTACGGTAGATCTTAAACCAATTATCGATGCAGCAGAAGACGTTAGTCATGAAATTCAACACGCTGCTAAGGATGTTGAGAAAGGTGTAAATATAGTGGTTAACGAACTAGAGAGAACATCAAAGGTATTTATGAATCTACCGGCGCCTGAGTTACTTGTTCAAAAAAGAGTGTTATGGAAACTGCAATGTAATAAAATAGTGCAGCAGGTATATGCTGCGTTTTCTAGAGGAGATATTAAAGCTGGTATATATTGGCAGCAGGTATATGTACATCATATGACACAGTATCCGAAAGCACCTCCAGCTCCAGTTGTAGTAATGCAAGCAGTGACTGCCCCAATAGTAAATATTGCTAAAACCTTTCTTAGTTGGTTTTAATTATTACCGCTCTTTGGATTTTATGAAAGATGATATTATAGAGTTTGCTAAAGACTTAAGGCTTAAAATGGTTGAGCAAATAGAAAACATTGATAAACTAATTTTGTCACTTGGCATTAAAGAACTTATTCCAGATTTTTACGAAAACGATAAATACGAAAATATATCCATTAACCTGTGCGTTACAAAAAATCCAGAATTTTCAAAGAGGATTGCTTTTATGCCAAAGAAGGCATTAGAAAAAAGAAGAAGTCAACACACTGTTATTATAAACAAACAAAAATTTCCAGCTGATAAAGTCCCAGATGTAATTTGGGAACATTCAATTGAAAACACAAAAAAACAATACACAACAAATAAAATATAATGAAAATGCAACTAAAGTTTAAAAATAAAAAAGCGTATGATACCTGCCACACCTATGTCGATGGTCACGCCTTCTTCTTCCGTAACCACGCTAAAGAAAGAATCCTTCAATTCTGTTATGAGTATACACTACTAGATGTTGCAGAAGCATGTGATTCATTGTTAAGTTTAGAAGGTAAATACGAAATTATTACTGAATAATATTATGAAACTCATATTAAGATCTGCTGTGGTATTAAGTGCAATTTGTTTATTACTACCCATAGCATATATGCTTTATATGAATACACTTAATCTATTTCTTTCTCTATTGGTTGTCTTAGCATTTTGTAATTTAACGTTTACAGTTATATTACTATTATCGATTCATATTGAAGAAAGTACGAGCCACCTTAAATTAGTAAAAGGCAAGCGTGGTAATAAGTGGATTCACTGAAATAAATAAAGGTATAATTCCCGAGTAGCTCAGCGGTAGTAGCGGGTGACTGTTAATCACTAGGTCGTAGGTTCGAATCCTACCTCGGGAGCCATTTTAAGTTAATAATTATTGGGTAGGTGGCCGAGTGGTTAAAGGCGGCAGACTGTAAATCTGCTCTCGTATGAGTACGCTGGTTCGAATCCAGCCCTGCCCACCTTTTTTTATTATAAATTATATTAATGGCAAGGCCCTTTTACAACATAACCGATAACGTTATTATTAATGTATCATTATTAGAGGAAATCATATATGAAGATAATAACAAAATAACGTTAAAATTTAATAGCGGTTTGGAATCATCCTATGATTTAAATGAGGTTTCACTACATTTTAAAAACTTCTTATTTAGTTTACGAACTTAAATAAATATAATTAAATTACCGCCCTTAGAGCCATGCTTTTAAATCTGCTTTTCATATCAATCTTTCTTTTCATATCATCTCTCATTTTTGATTTGAGTAATAATATAAAGATTATACTCATGTTAATTCCTCAGATTATACTAGGAATTACGTTTATTAAATCATACATGATTAGCCGAGAAATGCACAAAACGTGCAAACATCATCGAAAAGGAAAGAAAAAGGACCCATTTGGCTAGTGGGAAACCCCTTATTCTACGGGGGTTGTAGAGCAAAATATCACATATGTGAATTATTTTATTTACAAATGTGCATTTTTATGGTATAATATAACTACAGAGAGGGACACCAACCAACTCAATCCACCACCACCTTATATCATGAAAACGCTAATTACGCTAACCACCATCGTTGGAGGAAGTATTTTTACAACCTTTAACGCCGAAGATACCGCTTCACAAGTGCCGAACGAAATTTTTACTCCAATTGAAATTTCCAAACCGATCTTAGTAAAGCCAAAACGAATTTATGCAGTTCTGGTTAAACCGACAATCAAACGATATACCATCGAGGATTTTGAAAGAGATGAAGCCGAACGTAATGAAAACGAAGCTTGGGATAAGATGGTTGAGGGCGTAAAGTTCTTTGAAGGATTTAAACCTAAAGCTTATAAATGTGCTGCTGGAGTAACTACCATTGGATATGGGCATACTGGTAAATATGCCAAAGTTAAGAAAATCGTATCTGAAATGGAAGCCGAGGAAATGCTAATGGATGAACTTATGGAAGCACGAAGCCATGTAGAACGTATTGTAAAGGTACCTTTAACGAAAGCTCAAATGGCAGCCCTCACTTCCTTCACATTTAATGCAGGGCAAGGCAATCTGCGAATGCTAGTAAATCAACCTGGACGCTTAAACTCAGGAAATTATGAAAGCGTAGAAAAGATGCTACCTAAGTATAATAAAGGCGGAGGTAGAACTCTCAAAGGATTAACTAAAAGAAGAAACTGGGAAACTTCACTTTGGGTAAGTAACTAATATGGAAGAATGGGTAATTGATACAACAATCGCGTTTAGTATTATAATTGTAATATACGCATCATTAATAACAATATCAGAAATATTTTAATATGAATAAAGACGAAATAATAATAGAACAATGGGAATCCTTTACAGAATTCCGTGGCAAGCTTTTAAAAGTTAATTTGAAAAAGTTGGCTAAAGAATATGAACGCCCCGATATCTTAGAAATGAATGAAGAAGACTTAAATGAATTTATATCCGATTCTGATCTTATCTATGAATACGAAGATACTGATTATTTTGAAACTTATCTTGCCGTTGTAAATCAAAGTGATCCTGATTTAGAAACCAATATATTTACAAATAATAAAGAAGCTCTTGATGGAATTTCATGGCGAGGTTTTTATAGAGGAGATCCTAGTGATTGGCAAGAAATGGATTGGAATGAGAAATCAAAAAGAATAGAAGCTCTTGAAAAAGAACTAAAAGAATTAAAGGGTGAGTAATATTATGATGCCAACAGATATAGACCTAATTGAAAATGAAAAGATTGGCGCCTTTTGGAATATGCTGCAAGATGTTTTATCAGAATGCAGTAATGACGAAAGCATCGATCCATTCACGCAGATGGATACACTCCCAGAAGAAGCTTATATGCTAGCATGTATGCCTTTAAACGAAGTGGTAAGATTTCTAGTAGAAAGAAACTTTGAGATTAATATCTCATATAACAAAACAAAACAAATAAATTATGAACAACGAAACAAGTGAATCCTTATTAGAGGAATATGATGGGTGTAAAGAACTAATGGAATCTCGTGAAACTACTGTTATAGTAGAAAGAACAGAAACCGCTCACCTTTGCACAACATGGAGAACTGAAATTAACCTTGATGATGTTAGAACTAACAACGGAATTTCATATGAAGATATGAGTAATGTTGAACTTGCCGAAGCAATTAAAGATTGCCCTGGCGATTATATTGAAGAGCTCTGGGATGGCGATATTGTTTATGACAAAAGAAAAGAGTTTGGTACTGATGATGACGTCACATTTGAATCAGACCTCGAATGGCTTAGCGAAAACGGATTAGACTAATATGAAAATGAAACTACAACTATTAATAAACTTTGTTTTTCTTGTGTGCTTGGTTACATCTATTGCTATATGTTTAGATTTGAAAAGAACTCAAATCCGAATGATTTATGCGTTGGATAATACCTTAAAAATACACAACAATTATTCAGATAAGAAAGCCGAAGTCTTAAAAAGGATCGAAGATCTTGTTACTGAAGAAGAGAATACTAATATATCCTTTTAGGGTTATTTTATCCTTTACATATACTTCATTTTAGATTATAATTATATTATACAAAATCACATTATGGCAAAAACATCACAACGACTATTTAATAAACGCGGCCGAATAATTGCACTAGATACAAAGTATACTGGTGACGAACCCGAATGGGGCGATGCATCTGAAATTGACCTTAAAGAATATAATAAACGGCTCGATCGTGGGTTAAGGTTTTATGGTTATTATTGTGATTCTAAAACAATGAAGCCGTGGGTTCTTGATTGGATGTCATCTAATGGTTTTACCAAAGAGCAAGTTGATATTATTAAAGTGGCTCCGCCGTCCTATGTCAATGGTACGGTTGGTAAACTCATTCGTATGTTGAATATGGGAATGCCTAATAAGAGAAACATTAAGAGCTGGATTAAATCAGAGTTAAATGATTCGCTTTATGAAATTAATCGAATGATGAACGATCCAAAGCGAATCTTTGATGACGAAGCAAAGGCAGATATTCCTAAAGTAAAACCGATATCACCTCTAAAGCGTGTAGAGAATAAAATAAATGAAGATATTATTGTTCCTCTTGAGATGCTTTTAGATGATATCATTAGTATCAAACCAGATACTGCTCCTGCAAAAATTCCAAATATGGATATTGGTAGATTACTTCGTAGTAATAATGCTGCTGGTAATGGAGTTAAATATGTTGTTGAATGGATTAATAAACATCTCGATGAGTTTAACGAAGCGTATAACAAAACCGATGAATATGTTGTTGAAGGTTATTCTTGGTTACGTCGTCCTCAACTAAATAGGATTATAAAGAACTTTGAAAAAATGCTGGATGATACTAAGATTTATTCACGAAGCAAAGTTAAGACTCGTAAACCTCGAGTTAAAAAACCAAAGGCTGTTGATAAACAAATTACTAGACTTAAGTATGCTGCTGCATCAAGTGAATATCAACTAACAAGCGTTGATCCAACGAGCTTACCGTTTTCGCAGAGAGCTTACTTCTTTAATACTAAGAATCGCCAACTGTCAATTTATTATGCTAGTGGTAATGCTGGGTTTGAAGTAAAAGGAACTTCTCTAAAAGGTTTTGATGAAGAACGAAGCATTATAACAACTCTTAGAAAGCCTATGGAATTTCTACCGATATTATTATCAGCCACTCCTAAAAAGATCGATAAGGTCTTAGAAACACTGAAAACCAAACCCCGTAAAGGGAATGGCAGAATAAACGCAAACATGATTATACTACGAACACTTGATACTAAATGAAAAAAACCGACATTAAAAAAACAATAGGGTTAGCAATAACAAAGGATGAATTAATTTTAAAAACAGAACGGTTGGTATTAAAAGATAAGATTGAGTATGCTCAGGCTGTATGCCAGATATGTTTAGAATTAGAGCTTGATCCAGAAGATGTTGCTAAATTAATTTCAGGGCCATTAAAAACTAAACTAAAAGTTGAAGCTCAGAAAAATAATGTTTTACCTAGATCTAATACAGCCACACTTGAATAATGAAGAACTATACTATTGAAATAAAATACTCGAATGGTATAACAGAATCCTTTGATATTAAAAGTAATAATATTGAATGGTCTATGGATCAATTTCAAAGAAACCGAGAGCCGTTTAAATGGGAGGTAATTAAAGAAGAACAATTAAATGATTAACTTAAGTATAGATACTAGCACTTCACCGATAGATGCGTGGAGTACAGTGACTGCAATGTCGCTGCATTTTAATTCTGAAAGAGATTATGATGCATTTAAATTTAGTTTTAAAGGTCCTCGTTGTAAAAGAGAAACCTTTGAACAAAACAAAAACCGCTTTCAATTTGAAAAGTTGGCAAGGAAATATCCATATAGAAACGATATTATTCTATACTCATTAGCCAACCTTTTAAGCGGAGAAAAATGGATTGGTAATTTTACAGATAGCGCATATGATAAGTGGAAAGCCAAAATGCAAAGTGTCGAATACACTTATAAAGAAGAGATGAAAACCTTAATTGAACAATCTCCATATAAAACTTTTGATGAAATGATATTACCGAAAGACTTAACTGATGTTCCTTATATATATAAAATGGTGCAAGGTGGTAATGTATCAATTGAGACTTTAACTATTCTTAATATCATATCATCTTATACATCAGATCTTCAGTCTAAGTTAACGGACCCTCTGGGAATATCTTCTGAACTTACTTTTAAGATTAGGAAATATACTCCTTTTCTTAGACCGATGATAGACATTAAAAAGTATGCTGAAATAACTAGAACTTTATGGTTTACAAACGCAGAAATTTAGTGTATAATATACAAGGAAACAAACAAACAATACAACGTAATACAAAACAAACAATACAAATACTATGTCATTTGATAAACTAAAAGCAAATCGGTCAGCAGCAATTGGGAAACTAGTCGCAGAAGCTGAAAAGGTCGGAGGTAAATCCACTAAATCTTACGGCGATGATCGTGAGTGGAAACCTACCGTGGATAAAGCAGGTAATGGTTATGCCGTTATTCGTTTTCTTCCAGTGAAAGATGGTGACGATTTGCCGTGGGTTCGTTATTGGGATCATGGATTCCAAGGGCCAACTGGTAGGTGGTACATTGAAAGATCGCTTACATCAATCGGTAAAGACGATCCAGTATCTGAGATTAATAGCCGACTGTGGAATACAGGTAATGAAGCTGACAAAGATGTCGCTCGTTCACGTAAACGCCGTCTACATTATGTCTCAAATATCTTGGTGGTATCTGATCCAGCTAACCCAGACAATGAAGGAAAGACTTTCCTTTACAAGTATGGTAAGAAGATCTTTGATAAAATTATGGATGTTATGCAGCCACAATTTCAAGATGAGAAAGCAGTTAACCCATTTGATTTTTGGGAAGGCGCTAACTTTAAGTTGAAGATTCGTACTGAACAATGGAGGAACTATGATAAGTCAGAATTTGACAGTCCTACTCCTCTCTTTGATAACGATGAAGATCGCCTTCGCGAAATTTATGATGGACTATACAGCCTATCTGAATTCACCGATGAATCTTCATATAAGTCATACGACGATCTAAAGCGCAAGCTGATTGAAGTTCTTGGTGCTGAAGAAGTTAATGGTGTACAAGTTCTCACTGAGCCTTCTGCTCCAACTTCTCCAAAGGTTCAATCAGAACCAGAAGTTACTACTGAAGAAGTATCATCAGACGTTAGTGATGACGATGATGATGACGATTCACTTAGTTACTTTGCTCAATTGGCCAAAAGCTAATTTAAAACTAATTACAATATCGCCATCTAGTTTAATTACTAGGTGGCGATATTTTTATAAAGCCATTGCAGACCCAGCCAATACATTATCGGTTGATTCTGCAATAGTGTTTTGCGTGGATTGTGAACTATTATTAGTTACATTCCCACCGTTATTATTAATAACATTGACAACTGGAGCAGCATTCATTGCGCCACTTTCTGATAGTGTCTGACTAACACTATCAACGTTTTGTGTTTTATCCATCTGGGCTGGTTTTAATTGATCAGCGGATGATTGGCCATTTAATAATAAGTTAAGCTCTTCTCTTTTTTGTTTTAACTCAAAGGCTGCATTATTAGCCTTTCTTTGAGCTTGCTCTGATTGTGCACTTAATACATCCGCTTCTGCATCACCCCGCCCAAAGAGTTTCATACGCTCTTCGCCTGACTCTTCCAGAAGTGTTACTGATTTTTTATTAAACTCTTGTTTCTCTGCTTCTAATCTTGCAATATCTTCAGCCAATTTTTCTGCTTCTGGATTACCGGCAGCGGCCACTTTATCAGCGTCCACTTTTGCAGATCCTCGTGCGGCAGCTCCTTCAGCGGCAGATGGTTTTGAACCCCAAACAAATTCAAGTAAAGAATCAGGCATTACCTTAAGCATTAATGATTCCTTACTAAACTTATCATATTTTTTATTAGGATCTGGAATTACATTTTTAAGTACTTCCTTTTGTATATTTTGAAGAGCGTCATTACCAGACATAGCACCTGAAATTAAACCAACAGGCGACATAGCAAAGAATTTTTTAACGCCGTCAACAATGAAATCCCAAACGGTTTTTACTAAAGATATAACTCCGCTCTTTAAAAATCCTTTTATAGACGATCCAACAGATTCTATTTCTTTTCCGATATTTGAAAAGAACTCACCAATCGCATTAAAACTGTTTATTATTCTTTGTCCAATAGATGCGAAAAACGAACTAATCTCATTAAAACCATCCAGTATTTTTTCGCCAATAGGTTCAAAGAATTCACCGATTTTTCTCAAACCGCCCATTATACTATCTCCAATAGATACAAAGAATGCACCAACCTTTTTCATGTTTTCTGAGAAGTCTGAAAAGAAATCTATGATCAACTTGAAAGGCATAGCAATAATGTCAATTAGCCAACCAATATATTTGTTAATATCAAAGTCATATAACATTTCCTTGAAATTATCAAATCCTAATAAACCACCGAGCCAGCCAATACCGTCTATCACTAGATTAATAAGTCCGCCAAAGACACCTTTAATGGCACCCTTAATAAATCCAATAAGTCCTCCGGCGATTTTTTGAATAATATTACCTTCGGTTTCGGTGAAACCTTTAAAGGCGCCCATGACTCCATAAACAAGGCCCTCAATAATCATTATAATTTGACCTATAATCGGGATACCTTTTGCTAAGGCACCACCAACTTTAACTCCTATTTTGAAAAACTTTAAAATACTAGTAAAGAACTTGCCGCCCTGCGACCCCTCAGTTAAACCTTTAATTACATTAAATACTGGCTTAATTAAATCAAAAAGACCTTTACCGAGATTACCTATGTAACCGCCAACTAGTTTCACGGTAGTAATAATACCACTAATAGTCGCACGAGCGCCTTTTACAATAGGGCCAAATATCTTATCGAGGCGTTTAAACATTTCACCAAAAGATCCTAACAGCTTGCTAATACGACCACCCTTGCCAAACGTATTAAGCAGGTTAAATCGAAAGGCTTCAAATCTTAATTGCATTCCCACAATCGCGCCCTTTATGCCTGGAAATAACTTATATATGCCTTTTTCAATTTTAAGAAAAAACGTCTTAATACCTTTAGCAAACTCAGTAAAAAACCCAACAATCGCTCCACCAAAGAAAGCTATAGAACCTAATATTTTACCAAGCCATCCACTTTCTTGAATAGCCTCTTTAAACATAACATCTGTTCCTTTTCCTTTTTTAGCAGCTTCGGCTTCATCTTCTTTTTTATTTAAACCCAATTTCCTAGCCGTCATCTTTTCAAAACTAAAACTGTCGCTCTCAGTCTTATTGGCTTTTTTAGTTAGGTTCCGTATTGCTTTTAGCTCTTCTGAATTTGCTAGCCCGCCTGCGCTCATCTTTTTTAGAACTTTAAGACTCTTGGCCTGGGCAACAGGATCTTGTAATTTAGGCGCATTAAGCAAAGAAACCCTTTCAAACATCTTAGGCAGTGGCGGCGGCTTAACTACAGTTTCTTTCTCAGGCTTAACTACAGTTTCTTTCTCATTATTAACTACAGTTTCTTTAATTATTGAGGGTTGGTTAACAACCTTTGATAAATTATCTATAGACCCTTGGAATTCTTTACTTTGTTCTTTAATAGCGGCTATAGAACTTTTAGATGATACCGATAAATCCTTTTGTAAACCCTTGATAGCATCAACATTTTTATTATCGCCATTAATGATCTTAAGTAATTTATTACCATTGCTTAATAATGAATTTGTTTCAATTTTATTGGTAATGCTTCTCTTTAAAGCCGCTATACCAATATCCTTTAATTCATTAAGCCCACCTGTAAATTCTTTCTGTAAAGAAGCAATTATAGGGCCCATAATAGAATTATTATTAGTATTGCTTGGCGTTTCCATCTATATTATATTTATACAGATATCTTTATTGATTTTTCTGCTTTTCGTTCTCTTCTTTTATCCATTCAAGTAATAAGGAAATATAAATTTCCCTCTCCCATGGCATCATATTCTCAAGCTCTGTTAAACTATATTTATGATGTTGCATTAAAGCAAAGTTGGTCTTATAGTAATTAAACAAAGACTCATGAGAGAGGCATACTAGAAAAAACTCTCTGCGCCTGAAAGAACATATGTATTATCTTTTTTACACTTAACGCATTTAAATTGTATTTCCTTTTCAAGCTTCGGCGCGCATTCAATAATTTCTTCGATCTTGCCCATTTGCTCTCGATTAAGACTATTAATAAATTCGTCTAAATCCTCTTTACTCGTTTTAGAAATAGGGTATACTTCATTCTCATCAAAAATGCTTTCAATTACGCTTCTAATATAAAATGAAAACATATCATTAACATCATCTCCAACATCTACGCCTAAAGAGGCAGCTGAAATATAACGTGGGATAATACCAATTTTATCTGTTAGCATTACCTTATCAGGCAACGGCTCTTTTTTATTAACTTCTATTTCATCTAAGTTAATTTCGATTTCGTTAGATGCTTCACAATGTTTACATTTGACAGAAACTTCTGCGACTTCGCCAACGCTCTTTGCTCTTAACTTAAGGAAAATATATTCAACGTCGAAGTTTGTCAGATCATTAAAATTAATATTTCCAAATGTACAAGACTCAATAACGTCATTAATTGCCTTTGTAATTTCTGAAGTCTTTTTAGATTCCTGAGCAAGTAATAATAGCTTTTCTTCTTTAACTAAGAATGGCCTAAATTCTATACTTTTACCATTTGACGGAATGGTTAACGAATATTTTGGAGTTGATATCTTTGGTAAGTTCATATAATTTATATATACAGCTTATTATAGTTGGCCGCGTCTAAAATCACTTCTATTTTGAAAATCTTGAGCCGTTGGAGCTCTTTGTTCACTTTCCACTGGCCATGCTGGGTTATTGGACAGCGAATATCTATTATTAGTTTTTTCGTCATCCCAAATTTTTATATCATTATAAGCAAACTCAACACCAAACTTAGTTAATTCACCTGATGATTGAGAGTATGATATTCCTCTAATTGTTTTAGGAAATACCTGATCTAATTCTAACACGTATGCTTTTCTATCTACCAAATCTGTTTGTATAATTTGTAAGTTGCATTTAAATTCCGTGGCATATTTCATTAAGTATGTTTGAGAATCAACTACAAGGTTAATCCAATTATCAAATACTTGTTTTGGCATCATATCGCCTGGCATATTAAACTCAATGGAAAAGCCTTCATTAACATATCCTGTTGGAACTTCTGATGGGTGTCGGAATAAATCATATCCAAAAGTTTGTAGCTGACGACCAGGCATAACCGTCGAATCAACTAAGTATGATAGCTCTCTAAGATCTTCTTCTGTAACATCTCCAAGTTTTCCTATTAACGAGCTCATCCCTGAAAAGTCAACCTTGAACCGGTTTGCTAATGCTACATCTCTTTTATTAAAGATAGATTTTAATTTATTAATTGAAGCCATATTATTTTATTATTTGTTTCCTCTGAATTTACGATTTGAATCTCTCCAAACCTTTCTTTTTGTTGCTTTCTGAAAATTTTCGGTTGGCATAAACAATGCGACCTCCCAGAACTTTGGAGGAACTAACATCATAATTGTTTTTACCTGACTGAAAAGATACATCTTGTAAGCGGGTTTAAAATATCTAAATTTCATATTATCATTTAGTTTATTATATGAAACTCTAAATTTTGTTCTTACTTTTGAGCCTGCTCTATTTTCATCAACCTCCTGAAGCATAAATTCTCTCATTCGATCAAACAATCGCGCTCTGTCATAAGGATGAAGGTAATGTAAATTTATTCCATAGAAACCATCTTTAACAGTCTTCACCGGTATTACTAAAGGAAACGTATCATAATACTCAAGTGTTTTAGCATGCTTTGGATCATACCCATACATAAACACTCGACCAGGTATAATTTTTGGTCTTTTTAGTAAAGCGTCATCGGTAATAATCCGCCTTGGGTTTCTAACAGATCTGAGATATTTTAAGTTATCAAAGAACCACTTTTTGCTTTCCTTTGTATATGGGCCGATGCCAGCTGCAATAGCTTTATCATATTGTTTTTCAAAGGTGCTTGCCATATATTATATTTATAATTTTAGGTTAAAAGCTTTATTCCTAAGCCTTTTATTTCGATTTCTGTCCAAATCGCAAACTTATATCCACGCTTGCTACACCACTTTTCAGCGGCTTCCCATTTACTAATATTCTTAGCATATGTGGTCACTTCGTTTATATACTTTTTAGTTTTACGTGATCTAACCTTTGGTTCCTCGGTTTGTTTCTTTGGTTTAATCTCAATTAAATAAGTATCGCCTGTATTAAAAGTAACTTTAAGATCTACAAAATACCGATGCATTTTTCCATCAGTCTTACATCGATAAGGAATAATATCTTCTTCACTACTCCATTTTAGAACTTGAGATTGATCATCACACCATTTAAAAACCTGACGCTCCCACATAGATCTATACTTAATCTTAGTATAGTCTCCTGCATACTTTGGGATGTTCTTTGGTCTAAATCTTCCAGAATAATACTTCATCTTTCCTTATAAATACTAATAATACTATTTATATGAGCTTATATTTTCCAGAAACAATACAAGAACAAGGAGGACGGCCAGTAATAACATTTACATGTTTACAGGGCGGCGGGGGTGGAGGTGGTACAAATGGAGCCGTAACCTTACCAGGCCCTGTTGGTTTACAAATATCGGATTCTGCTAATTATGGAGGAGTTGAATTAGGAGCCTTAGGAGGAACCGCTTTAGAAACATTTAACCAAGTGGGTAATAAAGGGATTGTTAAGGGTGTTGGTGGAACAATTGATATCATGAAGAAGGGTCTGATCAGTAAGCAAGGTGCAGGTGATGCTGCAACTGCATTTGCATCTAAGAATCTTGGAAAGGTTGGCCAGGCGCTTGGTATTGCAAGAGGCGTTTCAAGCAATCCCAACACAACAACAGAATTTACAGGAACTAATGTTAGAAGCTTTTCTTTTCAATATAAATTGGTTCCTTTTTCTGCTGGGGAATCACGCTCAATTAAAAGTATTATTGACTTATTTAGAATTAATTTATATCCTGAAGGCCAAGCACTATATTTAAAGTATCCACCAAAATGGAGTATATCATACGCAGTATTGAGCGGCAGACAACCGCCAAACCTTCCAAAGTTTGGAGAATGTTATTTAACTTCTTTTTCAACAACATATAACGGCGCAGCCAACGCTTTCTTTGAAGATGGTAACCCTGTTGAATATGATATCAGTTTTACTTTTATGGAGACCAAATCTCTAACTCGAAAAGATATAAAGGAAATTGGTTAATACTAATACATATAAATCATCATGGCTTTACCAAGAAAAATAAAATATTTAGATTACTTTGATACCGTCGAATACGACTTTAGCGGCAAAGGTGATTTTAATACAGTTATCGATATTACTAAAAACGTTATCATTAAAGATAAATCAACTAGCGTTCGCTATTTAAAATATTCAATTAAAGATGGCGAACGCCCCGACACTGTTTCTTTAAACTTATATAATGATCCACAATATTATTGGCTTTTCTTTTTATATAATAATTCATTGAGAAATGGTATAGAAGGTTGGCCTCTTTCTAATTCTCAATTTGATAATATGATTGAATCTGAATATGACGAGTATAGTTTTATTTGTCCAGAGCCAATGCCAACTATATCAAATTCTACAAGGCATTCACAGAACTATTTCTTTCAAAAGTTACCTCTTAATAAAAAATATTACTCTTCTATTAATATATATGTAAAAGACATTAATGATGATTTTCAAAAAAGCGATTTAAAAATTAAAAAAGTAGATCATAACAGGTTTGGTATTATACTCAAAAAAGGAGAAAATAATTTTATAAGCTCATTAGGTATTGGAAACAAAACTGTTGATAATGCTTATCAACCTGAGTCTTTAGGAACTATATATTTAGAAGCAGACGAATCTGTTCTTGGTAAAGAATGGTTAGGGATTATTGAAGAATCGCCATACCAAACAATAACCGAAGGTGGTAAGACATTCATTCCTTTATATTATAACATTAGATTATCTCATGAATTTTTGAAAAACGGTTCTTATCAATATTTTAATAATTTTGTAGTTGGCGAAGAGTTATTAAATCAAGAAATTATTTCTCATTATGATGTAGTTACTAATGCAATCTATAATCAAGAGATATCTTTTCCTCAAGAAATAACATTTATTGAATATGAAAGAATAATAAATGAGCGTAAGAAAGAAATTGTTGTTCCTAAGGAAGACGCTTTAACAGACTTAACATATCAATATAGGACTTTACTAAAATAGTATAAATGGGAATTTTAAATATAGATCCGGATCGGCCTGAAAACCATAGCCCTAAAACGCTTGATGCTGATGGTAATTCAACAATACCATCTTCATATGAAATCGAGGAAATGGTTTTGATCAATGAAGATGGCGATAAAGAAGAAAACTTTAGCAAAATTGTTTCATCTATTAAAATTATTGAAGAGATTTACTCTCCTATTATTACATGTAAAATTTCAGTATCAGATGATGATGATTTTTTTCAAAAGTTTAAAATATCTGGGAAGGAAATTTTAAAGTTAAGATTAACAAAGAAAACCAAAGATGATCAACAATCAATTGATCTTACTTTAGTTTCTTTAGAATATCCAACATATACAAAGTCTGCTAATGGAATTCACATTCAAGAATATGATATTATCTTTATAACACCATTTGGTTATTTCAGTAAAATTCAAACGATATCTGAATCTATTGAAGGAAACATATTTGATATTGTTAAAGAATTATATGAAAGTAAATTAGGAGTTCCAAAAAGTAATATTCTTGTTGATGGGACATGCCCTCATAAAATTAAAACAGTTCTAACAAAGAAGACTCCATTACAATCAATTTCGTGGGTCCTATCAAAAGCGTTTTCTGATGAAGGTGGATCTGAATTAAAGTTTAGCCCATTCTTTATGTGGCAAACAATAAACACTCAATTTAAAGATAAGATTTTAATTACTTCATGGGAAAAGATTCTTAACGCAAAACCTGAAGGAGAACCTTATGTTTATAAAAAGTTTTTTGAAGAAAAGCCTGGAACTGCTGAATATCAAAAGGATGTATTACAAACAATAATATCCTTTTCATCATCTTTAAAATTAAATAAGCTAAAAGAAATTAGCGAAGGCGGTTATGGCAGCCAATTAAATGTTTTTGAATATGATAAGAATTATGTTGCGGCTGAAGAGGTAGACGCTAATTTGTTTATTCCTGCAGAAGAATTTAACAATCCTTTATATTCAATGGACAAGTTTCAATCTCAAGTTAGTAAAATTTTAAAAAATCAAAAGAAAGAATCCAAAGAAACTATTAATAACAATAGTACGCTTGGTAAAGTATTTAGCTTTTCTGCTGAAAACAATAAAAAACAAAGCGGTAATGCATTTACCGGTATTATATCAGCCGCAACAGGAGGAATTAAAGAAGCCATTATTAATGATGCCTTTAAAGCGAAAAGCTTAGCAAAAAATAAAGATTTGTTTTTACATAAACCGGCTCCTTTATATGAAGATCTTCCACCTGGGACGCTAACCACAATTGATATTAAAGAGATTTATAGTCAACGTGAAATCTTCTTTAAATCTTTATCTGAAAATATTTCTCATTCGTGTTCTTTATATGGAGATTTTAATTTAAACCCAGGAAGAAAAATAACAATTAATATTCCTGCAGCTGAAGGAGCAGAAACATCAGATGGTAGTAAAGTTGGCTCAACCGATCTTGATTCAGATTTATCTGGAGATTATACAATTGCAGTTGCTATTCATATATTTAAGAATGGAGAATATACAACTAAATTGAAATTAATTAAACCATTGCAAACTAAAAAAGTAAATTAATATGATAGAAGGATTTGCAACAGCTGTAGTTGAAGATGTTAACGACCCATTAAGTATGGGGCGAGTAAAGGCTAGATGTCTTGAGTATCATACAACTGATATGTTGGCGCTCCCAACCGAAGATTTACCATGGGCCACATGTTTATTTCCAGTAGATAGTGCTGGCGTATCTTCAGTTGGATCACAAAGTGTTCAACTAATTAAAGGTTCTTGGGTAACTGGTTTCTTTAGAGACCCAGGCGATTATCAAGATTTTGTTATTCTTGGAGCATACCCAGGAACTAATAGTGAAGGAGGCATGGGTGTAAGCGGAGGGCCTTCTGCTGCAAGCGGGGGTTTTGTTGGAGCTAATAGCGGATGGGATGGGTTCCCTGCTCCAGCAACTGTAGCCGGTAGTCCAGCAGAAAAAGTAATTTCACTTTGTAAAAGTCAATTACAAGTAAGAGAAACAAATGGAAATAATCAAGGACCAGGTCTGCAAAAATATTGGGATTCCGTCGGATGGGATGGTTATGCTAGTCGTCAGCCATGGTGTGCTGCATTTGTAACATGGATTATTGAACAAACAGGTGTATTAGAAGATAAAGATCGACCAAAGACCGCAAGCGCATTTGCTTATAGACAATGGGCTAATAAACATCCTCATCTTGCTCAACGAAGAGTTAATCCGCAAACAGTATATGCGGGTGACATTGTTGTTTTTAAATTTTCTCATATTGGTATGGCTATTGAAAACTCAAATGGCGGATATGTACAATGTATTGAAGGTAATACAAACGCAGCAGGATCACGTGAAGGCCATGGCGTTTATATTAAAAAACGAGCTCTAAGTTTAATTACAGATTCAATTTCAATTGCAGCATCGCCTGAGAGGGGCGGTATGGCTCCAAGTGGAACTATAGCAACTGGTCAACCCGGGACTCCAACTGCATAAATAAATAAAGAGTATGGCAGAATCTGAAAACATTTCTCCTGGGCAAATCGAATTTAATTTGCCTACGAGTATGGGCGCCTTAGAGTCTTGCTCTCAAACCGTATCATTAAGGAAGACTTTAGGCGGACACCAGTTTGTTGAAGATAATACTTTAGGAGTTGAAAGAATTAAAAGAACTCACGCCAGCGGAACTTTTGAAGAGTTTACTCCAGAAGGTGGAAGGACTGTTGTTGTAGAAGGCGATGATTACACTGCAGTATTTAAAGATAAGACAATTGTAGTAAGTGGTAACGTTACAGTTGTTATTGGCGATTCTAAAGATAAGACAATTGTAGTAAGTGGTAACGTTACAGTTGTTATTGGCGATTCGTGTAACTTAAATGTAACAAATGATTTAAATATTAATGTTGGAGGAAACATGAATGTTAATGTTAAAGGCAATGTTGATACTCGTGTTGATGGAAACGATTTTAAAGCAGTTACGGGTGATGTTGGTTTAAAGACTGGACAAAATTATAAATTAAATGTTCATGCTGATGCTGAGGAAACTATTAATGGCGCTCATCGTCATAAAGTACTTGGATCAGAATTTAATTCTTACGTTGCCGGTAATAAAGTTGGATTCACTGGTATAAATGATACGCAGGTTATTGGTGGATCAAAAGTTACGGCTGTTCCTAATGGAGCAATAACACTTGCAGGACAATCTTTAGATACTGGAATTCAAGGCCCGATTAATTTTAATTGTTTAGGCGAATTTAATTTTACAGGAAGTGACCTTATAATTCAAAAGAAGACGTGGCATCAAAATGACGTTGATGTAATTGGTAAACAACAAAACCACTCAACTCTTGAAGCAGATGGAAAGATCACAGGCTACGCAGATGTATTTGGTCCAGCTGTTTCTCTATCATCACACATCCATCCGTATGGTGGAGTTCACGGTTCTTCAACTGGAGGCCCCGCATAATTAAATAATATGGCTATTAATGTAAATGGGTTTGGAAACAAATTAAGTGGGATAGGTTTAAATCAAGCTATCTCTCAAGTATCTTCCGCCGGCGATTGTTTTAAGGATATTGATAATCTTGTATTAGATAATGTTCAAGGGCAAGTTTTAAAAGAAATTTCTAATTATTCATCGGCGAAAGATTTAACTGATAATCTTGCTAAGATGCAAGAAATGTCGAACACCGTTAAAAAAATAGGTGATGACATAAATGAGTTAAAAGAAAAGAATTTGTCTGACTTATTAAAGCAAGCGTCTGCCGCTGGTATTCTTGAAAGGATTCCACTTATTGCAAATATACAATCAAAATTTGGAGATGCTGTTGAAGATTTAAACAGTTTAGTAGATAACATTACAAGTTTTGATCCATGCAGTGTTGTTGATTTTAAAATTGACTCGAGTGGAGTTGCAAAAGAAATCCCTGCGCCTGGTAAATTTCTAAACGAACCACCAAAGGCGTTCCCATCTTTTACTCCACCCGTTAATGTTAACTATGCGGCTGAAGAAGCTAAAGCCGATTATCGACAGTCAATGGCTCGAATGAGCGATGTTGTTAATGATAAGACGAATGTCTCAAAGACTGAAAGCGGAATGAGCGTGATGTCAAGCTTGCAATTTATCGGACGAGATTATCATGATTCTCTTGCAGGAACAAGAACTCCAGAAGTTTTACCATACGCACCTGAAAGAAGCCAAGATCCTAAAGTTGCTTTACAACAAGCGGCTGATGAAGAACTAAGGAAAAACGAAAAAACGTGGAGCTCAGCGGACAAGCTAGAATTTAAAACTAGAGTTTCTCAATTAATAGATCTTGGAAATAAAGATGGAGGAATAATAGGTAAACACTTTAAAATTAAAAAAGCAGAAGAAGGACCCGAATCATGGACCGGAAACAACTTCTTTAAGATTCCTGATAATATTCTTTCGCCCACAGCAAATAAAAAGGCGGGTGATAGCAAGATAACAAAGGGAACTGTTTCAATAGGCGCTTTAGCATCAACGGGTATAACAATCTATGGTGGTCCTGATTGGAATTATTTAAGATTCCTTTTAATATCTCCTGAAGATCGTCCTCAAAAACTAATTGATTATTGGATTGACGAAAGAAATAAAAATATTGAAGAAGACACTAATAGATTAAGTAACCAATTTGGAATTAAATTGGGAACTCGTAGTTATAATTCAATGTTTGTTGGCGTATATAATGAAGAATTAAAATCAGGTTATAGTGTGTCGAGTACTAAATTTAAAGGAGGAACCGTTTTACAATTAAAGAATAGAGATGGTTCTATATATGATCCTGCTGGAATAAACTCGAAGGGATTAGTTACGGTTGTTGACGCTGCAGAAGGAATCAAAGATTTCTCATTATTAAATTTATATGTTGGCGCTGAACATGTTGAAGCATATAGTAAAACGCAATTACAAAGCGTTCAAGCATACTTATATTCAAGCGGAACACAAGTGTCAACGCTATACACTATTGCACAAGATAAATGGGGTTAATTTTTTTATATAAATAAATAGTATATGAACACCATTCTGTCAGACTTTAACTCACCTAGTTATTCACCGCAGGTTATTTCGGAAAGATATTATACCGATATTAGTGATAGCTTAGTTCATCCAATTTCTGGGCAAGCGATTTTAGCAACAGACATTAGCGCTATTAAAAATAGTATAAGAAATATCATATTAACTCCGGTAGGAACGCGCGCATTTAATCCTTCATTTGGAACTAAAATGCAATCTCTTTTATTTGAACACCCTACTCCAGTTACAGCAATTGCTATTAGAAGCGAAATTAAAATTGCTTTATCTAGATTAGAACCAAGAGTAAAAGTAAAAGAGATTGAAGTTTTTCAACAAGATTTTGATACGAATTATGAAGTATCAATAACATTTATCGCTGGATATGCTCCAGAAGAAGAAGTCTCATTTACACTAAACCGATTAAGATAATTTTATGGCAAACGCAGGAGAACAACTAAAAGTTTCAGAATTAGATTTTGAAACTATTAAGCAGAACATTGTTGATTATTTCAAAAACGGTGAGTCTGAATTGACTGATTGGGATTATGAAAGTTCAAACATAAATAATCTAATTGATGTTCTAGCATATAATACTCATTATAATGCGGTGACTGCTCACATGGCAGTTAACGAAAGCTTTATTGACAGCGCTCAAATAAGATCAAGCATTGTTAGTTCTGCAAAACTTTTAGGGTATGTTCCTCGTAGTTATAGTTCACCAATTGCCATTCTTGATGGTAAATTTCAAGCCGAAGAAACCTCGCCAATTGAATATGTTATTCCAAAAGGCAGTGTATTTTCATCGCAGTTTAATGACGTCTCTTTTAATTTTGTTGTTCTTGATGATATTATTCGTCTTGAAAAGGTAGCCGAAGACGGGGATTATTATTATCAAACAACTGAAGATTCTCCAATTATTGTAAAAGAAGGTAATTTAGTTTCGAGAACGTTTGCTGTAGATGCTAGTGACGATGGAACTCGATATGAAATTATAGATGAAGACATCGATTTAAATACTCTTATTGTTAGGGTTTATCCCACAACAAATAAAAGTGAAGGAAGCGCTGTGGTATTTAATAGGTATTCTAATATTGGCAGTGTAAATGAAGAATCAACAATTTACTTTATATTTGAAAACTCATTTGGTAGATATGAAATATATTTCGGTAATGGTATTTTTGGTAAAAACCTTAATGCTGGTCAGGTTGTTGAAATTGAATATTTAACTACTCAAGGAACTGCAGCCAATGGTTTAAATTCTGGTTTCTCAGTTAACCAAATTAATGATACTAATAATCCTATTGGAAAGGCGGTTTCATTAAGTATTAAAGATAATGGTAGAGTCTTTGGCGGATCCGTTAAAGAATCAAATAATGAATTAAAGATTAATGCAACTAACTCTTTTACTACTCAAAACAGAGCAGTGACCGCAGATGATTATCGAAGCCTAATTCTTTCTAAGTTTGGTTATATTCAAAGTGCAAGCGTATGGGGTGGGGAAGATGCGATTCCTCCTCAATATGGTAAAATATTCATTGCACTTGATACCTTTTCTAATAGCCAACAATACGAAAAGCTTAGTAATTTAAATAAAGAAGAAATACTAGATTATCTTGGTACTAAAAAAATTCTATCTATTCAGCCCGAGATTGTTGATGCGAAATATATTAATATTGTTCTTGATGTATTATTTAAGTATGATACAAACATTACAAGTTTAGTAACAAATGAAATGCAAGCTGTTGTTGAAAGAGATGTATTAATACCTTATAACAATAATGTTTTAAATAAGTTTGATACAATCTTTAGGCATTCTCAATTTGTTGGTGCTGTAGATAATGCTTCACGTGCTATTCTTAATACACACGTTAGAGTGTTTGTACAACAAACTATTGATATTCCTGATGATAATAGCCAAAATGTATTTAATGTTGAGTTCGGCGTTCCTTTAACCGTTGATGATGGCTCTGTTTTGGTTCAAACAACAACAAATATTCCATGGACTGAAAATGGAGATCGCGTATTTTTAGGAGATGAGGCTAAAGCTAACTCATCTCGTGAAAGAAACATATTTCTTTATAAGCTCGGCGATCAAAATTCTATTTCTAAAATTAGAAATGTTGGCGAATTAAATTTAGAGACAGGTGTATTAAAACTTCGTTCTATATTTGCAGATACTCCTGTTAAATTAAAAATATTGGTCCATCCTGAATCCAATGACGTAGTTGGTGCTAGAAACTTTCTTTTAAGAATTGATGAAACTTCAACTAGAATAATTGCTAACCCTGATGAGATTGCTCGAGGTGGAGCTACTCCTGAATCCAATGACGTAGTTGGTGCTAGAAACTTTCTTTTAAGAATTGATGAAACTTCAACTAGAATAATTGCTAACCCTGATGAGATTGCTCGAGGTGGAGCTACTCAGTCAATTGATTATAAAGCATTCCCAAGAGAAAGAGATTAATTAAATGATTGAAAGCGTAGCTAGTGGTAATTCAAAGGCTGTAGAAAATTATTCTGCAGCAGATGTTCTTCCTGACTTTTTTGAAAGTGAGGCTAAAAAATTAATAGTCTTAATTAAAGAATATTATAAGCATCTTAATTCCGAACTAGGCCCTTCTTTTGAAATCTCAAATATGGTTTCTTCTCATGATATTGATTTAGCAAGTGAAAAATATTTGGATGCTATTGAAAGAGTCATTGCTCCAAACATTCCGCAATCCGAAACATTAGATCGTCAGCGGCTTTTTAAAATAATTGCAAACTATTATACCAATCGAGGTAGTGAAGAAAGCATTTATACATTCTTTAAAATATTCTATAATGAAGTTGTAACCTTAATATATCCAAAGGACTTTATTTTCGATACAAGTAATGATAAATCCGTATCATCTGATCAATTTAAATTAAGAGACAGCTATAGATATCAAGAGTTTTCATACTTAATCAGTAGTAACCGAGATGCCGCAGAATGGAAAAGCGAATTTAAAAAATTCGTTCACCCAGCCGGATTAAAGTTTTTCACAGCATTAACAATTAGTGCAATTGGTGGAGATACTGCGTTGGAAACAATGTGGAATGACGGGTGTGGAGTATTAACAAAATATCTAAAAGATGGAGAACTGCCAGAAGATCCTTGCGATTTTTGGGAAAGTATTGATTGGGAAAAAGCGGTTGGCAAGCATAGCCCTTTATTCCAGCCATGCGTTGATATGAAATTGGTTTATGTATTTACTGTCTTATATAATAGTAATTTACATTATATTGAATATTTAAGAAATACTATTAATTCAAAATGTTCGAAAGAAAACCTAAGAGCAATTTACGCATCATATGCAATATCTCTTTTAATTACTGATGAACCTTATGGCCAAGTAAAGCGGTGGGACGATATTTATAGAGGAATTGGTAAATATTTAGAACATGGTGCATATACCGATGGATACGCGGATTATACAATTGAATCAACTGAATTAGAATTTAATCCTGGAAGAACCGTTGAAAATGGTAACGCGCGATTTGCTGGTTGGAGTTATGATACATCTGTTGATGATTTTTCCCGTTCTTATACTTGTAATATTGATCCTAATGAAAACGCGATTGTTGATATTAACTCTTGGATTGATTATACAAATGAAGTAATTGATACCGGTGATCGTAAAAAAGTTGACATTGGTAATGGTGTAGATACAACTTTATCTGTTGTACATAATTTTAATACTTATAATATTATTCCTTTACTTAAGAATAATATTACAGGAGAACTTTCGGTTTATTCGCAGGCAGAGTTAACTGATCTTAATACCATCGTCTTTAACTTCTCTTCGCCGCCAGGCATTTCTGAATATTCTGCTTATATTTTTGAAGTTGATGAGGAAGAATATACGAATGGTTATGTTCAAAGTTTTGAAGGAAGTGAAACCGTTGAAACTGATATTAACGGCTCTACATATTGGGTTAAAGATATCAGCCATAACCTTTCACACGATAAGCTAATCTTTTCGGTTAGAGATTTAGAAACTAACGAATTTATTACAGTAAACGCCACATATATTACTAATGATATATTAAGACTAACATTTGCTGAAGAGCCTGGAGCAGCGCCTAATGGGTATTATGTTACAATATATTATAAAGAAGAAAGTAATGATTTTTCTTCCTTAATTGGAAACGGCGTTGATACTGAAATAATAGTCGATCATGGAATTGGATCCGAGGATGTTACTTTTGTTTTAAAAGAAATATCATCAGGCGACGATGCTCAATTTGTATTTGCTTCTATAGTTGATATTGATAATATTAAATTAGAATTTAACACCCCGCCTTCACAAGAGCAATATGAAATTTATGTTAAGCAAGCAAGCTCATCTGGTATTTTAGAAACTTTTGTTTCGTTTAAACTGGGCGATGGAATTAACGAATTTTTATCAACTAATCATAATTTAAATACGCTTAATATTATCCCTGTTGTTAGAAACGCCAAAACTAACGAATTAAATGTTACTGTTAAATGGGAAATTATTAATGAAAATTCAATTTCATTTATATTTGGCGATATCCCAGAAGAAAATGAGTATTATGTTACTGTTTTTAGAGCTGCTACTAATGACAATGCATTTACCAATTCTTTTGATGGCGATGATACTATAATAAGTGGAAACGATTATGTATTAATAGAAGATATTAATAATCTATCAGATGGCAGTTATGGTTCAGTTTCATATGATTATGAAATAGCAAAATATGAAATTAAAATATCAGATATTGAATTATGGTGGGATGCACCATTGCCTATTTCAGGAGATCCTGATAGTCCACCTTTAGGTTTTAGTTTTAATCAATTTTCAAGATTTATTAATTGGTTAAATGTAAGATATGGTTATCATGAAGCATATAACTTTACAACTTCAAATGATAACGACCCTATTGAATTATGGCCTTTAGCAGATTCATGGTCTGCTAGTAATCGGTTTAGGCATAAAGACGCAAGATATTTCATACCAAGCGAAGATGAATGGTATAAAGCTGCTTATTATGATCCTAATAAAAACGGAGAAGGTTTGGGCGGATATTATGAATATCCAACAGGAAGCGATACGCCACCAACTGCGGTTGCAAGTGGAACCGATGAAGGAACCGCAGTATTTGACCAAGATCCAATCAATGATACGGTGGCATCTGTTTATGAAGCAGGTGGATTAAGTTCATATGGTACTATGGGTCAGGGTGGTAATGCTTATGAATTTATTGAAGATGCCGCTAACTCAACGATAGATCTTTTAGAAGAGTTAACGTTTGTAACTATTGGCGATGAGGGTAACGCTGTTGATACCACCGGCTTTGGTGATGTATCATATGCATATGATATCAGTAAGTTTGAAATTACTGAAGGTAACATTGCTGAATATAATGCAGACCCCGCAAATAATCTTCAACCGATTACACTTACCTCACCTCTTCGTGGTACTAATAAACCAGCTACAGACATAACTTGGAACGAATGTGCTCGTTATGTTAACTGGCTTAACGAAAGAGAGGGTATACAGCCAGCATATAATTTTACTGCACCTGGCAGTTCTACAAATATTGAGGTTTGGACTTCTGGCGAAGCTTGGCAAACCGACGGCGAAAATCTATTCAGACATAAAGACGCAAAATACTTTATACCGAACGAAAATGAGTGGTATAAAGCCGCTTATTATAAGAGTGGCGGTACTAACGCTGGTTATTGGTTATATCCAACAGGATCCGATACTGCTCCAACAGCTGTAACATCTGGAACTGTTGATGATACCGCGGTATATGTCGGCGGCGTTGTAACACCTTTAAGCCCAGCTGATGTCACAGAGGCTGGTGGGCTCAGTCCTTATGGTACAATGGGACAAGGTGGTAATGTATACGAACATACGGAGAATACTTTTGATGGCGCTAACGATAACGTGCTATTAAATCGGGTATACCGCGGCGGTAGCTCTGGTACCCTTGCAAACACCTTGGTAAATACCTCACGTGCGTTTGCCGGTGCAAATATCGGGAGCCCGTCGAAAGGTCTTCGTGTCGCAAAAGTAAATCCTGAAGCAAATAGAGTCATCCGCGGTGGATCATGGGGATATGATGTATCTAACTTAAGTAAATCAACTAGATTTCAACAAGCGCCACAACTTTTTGGCACTAATTCAACATTAAGATTGGCTCGTAATCCAAGCGCAATTAAAATTAATTCAGGAACTGCGATTGAGCCAGCAGATAATAGTATTTGGACATATAACGTTAACCATAATCTTAATAGTGAAAATATTATTTTTGCCGTTAGCGAATTAAACACCAAACAAAATATAATAGTAAGCGGCCGAACGGTTGATGCAAATAATTTAGAACTATCGTTTAATGAAAAACCAGAGTTATCTCCAGATTCTTTAAAGGTTTCTGTATTTTATAATGGCGATTCAGGTGATACCTTATTTACTATTGGTGATGGAATTAACAATGAAATTGATATTTCTCATAACATGGGAACTGAAGAAATTATATTTTCTGCTAGAGAAATATCAACAGGAGACTTGGTTCGTGTTTATGGAAAAACAACAGATGCTGACACTTTAAGATTGGTTTTTGAAGATATTCCAACACCAAACCAATATCAAATATATATTAAAAATGTGAAATATATACAAGGCGTTATCGAATATGGAAGCGCTCTTGATAGTTTAACTGCAAATGACATCTTTAATGTCGATTCGGATTATCTCAATTCACTTGTTTACTTTGAACCAGGGCCAGCATCTGAACACATTTGTTGGTATGCAACTGAAAGTAATTCGAATTAATAGAAAAATAAATAAATATTAAAAGTATAAATATAAACAATGGCCGCAATTATTACAGAACAATTTAGAAGGAATACGAAAAATCTTTTTTCGGACGATTTTGCAACCAATAATTATTATATAGGTATTGGTCAACAAGATCCATGGGATGACGTTTTTTCAGCAAACGACGCAGCACCGTTTCCAAACGGTACATTTGGAGATGAAAGGCGATCGCTTGAGCATCTTACTGGTTTATTTAAAATAACAAGTAATAATCTTACTAATGTTATTCCTAAAAATCCATATGATGAATTATCTTCATATAAAGTTTATGATCCATTTGATCCAAGTTGTTTTTATGGATGCCCTGACACTGGATTAAAACCTTGTTATATTACAGTTGGTGTTGATAAACTATTTTTATGTATTGGTAAAGCTGATGATGCAACCAATGCTGGGGTGTTTGATGGGCCGCTTGCCGAAGAAATTAATAATTATGGATTATATTCAAGCGATGGCGGAGCATATGATTGGTCTTATTTAGGTAGGTTTAACCAATATTCATCAATTAATACAAGTTCATTTGTTGCCATTACAGATGATAAGCTGCCGGCAGACTCTTCAACAACAGCTTCTGATATTACTGCTGGAGCAGTTTATGGTTTTAAAGTTATTAATGGAGGTAATATTTATCGCCATAAAACGTTAACTGGTGTAACTCAGGAGCCGTACGAAACCACCGGTACTTTAGTTGGTTTAGATTTTGATGATAATCCTAAAGAAATTGCAGTAATGTTATCAATTGTAATTGATTCTGGTAACCTTACCGCAGACCCTGTCGATGATAGCGCTAAAATTGTTAGCGTCAAATTCTTTAGAGAAGAAAACAATTTCCCATATGAAATTGATTATACTGAGGGTGGAATTGGAGTTTTAAATCAAGAGGTTGCAGCGTGGGGCTTTAAGAAAGCAAAGCTTGTGCTTAATCCACTTTTGGTTAATGAATCAACATTAGGCGCAGGTGATAATTTATTACAACTTGAAAGCGATGTACGTCCAGCCGTCGGTGATAGACAAGAAGCTGTTATAATTCCTCTTATTGCTCCTGCAACTGGATTTGGTGGAATTAAAAGTGAAACTTTGCCAAGCTGGTATGTTGGATTATTTGCAGACACCAGCCTTGCGCCGTTTGTTCCTAATAATACAAAGTATCACCAAATCTCTTTGGTTAAAAATCCGTTGTCATCAACAGCGGGTAATCCTATACTTAATGACGACTTTGTTACGCCAATGCGTATGTTCCAATTAGAAGGCGAAGGCGATCCAGTACAACAAACAATACCATCTATTGATAATATTCAAATTGGACCAGGTTGGAAGATTTGGCAAAATGGAAAACAATGCGGCGTAATTGCTTATATTCAGGATGTTGATTCTAATACAACTCAATCACCATTATCGTATTTTTCATATTATTATTATACAGATCATAAATACGGATATACCGCGATAGATCCTGTAGGAGAGCAACTGACATTTCAGTCTCCAGATGGTCAAGTCGTTGGCCAATACACAGGAACAACTATTAAGGAAGTCTTTGAGCCTTCATATGAAAGAGACTCAGGCAGTGTATTATTTTTGGATAACCGAAGCGGTATTCAAAGAGAAGAAGGTCAAAACGAAGAATTAAAACTAATTATACAATTATAAAATGTCAATTACAATATATCCGGAAAATTATTATGACGACTTTAATACACCTGATGCTAATGGATTAACGCCTGAAGATAAAAATTATTTAAGAATTTTATTTAAGCCAGGCCAAAGTGTTCAAGCTAGGGAATTAAATCAGGCACAATCAATTTTGCAAAGCCAGGTTGATAAACTTGGCCAGGGTTTGTTTCAATCTAATTCTCCTATTGTAGGAGGAGGCGCTTCATTTGATGATACTTTACGTTATATCGATGTAGAAGTACCTAGTGATTTTGTATCGACATTTGAATTATGGTCGACCGATTTAGCTAATATAGAATTACAACAAATTAATACTACGCTTACTGCTAGTATTAATAAAGTTGATATTTTAGAAGCTAATGAAGAATCAGAAAACCCTAGTAAAACATATAGGCTTTTTATTCATTATACTGCCGACACAGTTAGTGAAGATGATACAAACCTCGGTGAATTTAGTGCAACTGATATTACAATTGAAAATAAAGAAATTGATACATCCTTTGTTGCTGGAGTTATTAAACAAGGTTTAGCCGTTGGCACAAGTATCAGTAATGGTATATTTTTCATAAAAGGAAATTGTGTTCCTGTTAAAGAACAACTTACAGCGATTGCATTAGATGATGATGAGTTTGTATATTCAGGTTATACTGTATTAACTGTAAGAGAAGATACCGTTAATTATAATGATGACCAAACTCTTCTTGATAACTCAAATGGGTTTCCTAACTATGCAGCGCCTGGCGCAGATCGTTATCAAATTTCACTTAATCTAGCTCTCGTTAAAGACGAAACTCTGGATCTATCTAATATTGTTATACTTGAAATTCAAGATTCTAATATTATTTTAGAAACAAAAGTTGAAAATAATGAAAGCCCGCTAAACAATATTTTTGCAACAAGAACATCAGAGGAATCTGGTGATTATGTTTTAGATCCATTTAGTTTAGAAGTTCGCGATATTTGGGGTGGAGATGGCGAAGATGGAAATCCTGTAGGTAGATTTAATGGATTATACAAATCATTACAAGATTTAAACGAAGCTGGATATCAAAGTGTTACTGATTCTAACGATGATTATGCTGTTACTATTCAACCGTCAACTGCTTATGTTAAAGGTTATAGAGTAGATCTACCTGAGCAGATTTCTCTTTTTGCAAGTCGTGCGCGTGAGTCATATATAGATAAAAATAATGGCGAGTTATTAAAAACTGCGATCACTGCAGATTTAGGAACATATGTTGAAGGTTACATCGATGATACATCCTTTGGTTTACCTGCACTTGATTATGCAAATGTTCAAACTTATACTATGTGGTCAACTGAAGATGTTAACGACTTTGTTAGTGCTGTAGGTACATGTAGAATATCAACTGTTGAAGTGCTTGGCGAAAACAGCGATGGTAAAGTAAGAGCCAGACTATATCTTACCGACATTGCTCGTTCTAATGATAGCAGTCGACCATATCGTGATGTTAAACGAATCGCAGTAGCAAGTGGTGTAGAGATAACTAATGTAGGAACTATGGACTTTATCGTTGAACCAAAAAACGGTAAGCGTATACATGATACAAATATTAGTTCATCATTCTTAAATCTTCCATATCAAACTGTTAAAACAGTGAGTTCTTTAAAAGGAACAGAAAAAAGAATTTTAAATGGCACAGCTCAACTTGACTCAGATGATTCTAAAATAAAAGTAACATTTACGGCTGAAGATAATGGATTTATCGATAAGAGTAAATCCAATATGGTTGTAATGGTTGATTATGGCAGCGGTACATATAAGCATGTACCAAACGCTGATTTTGAAATTATCGGATTGGGAACTGGTTCAGCCGATATTATAACTATTGATTTAACAGGCTTTACGCCATCAGCTGATGATCATAATGTTAGATTATTAGCAAGCGTTGAAACAAATATTTCTGAAAGGCTAGGAAAGAAAGTTAAAACTTTAGTTACTAATTTAGATGTAACTTCTAAAATTCCAGATGACAATAACCCAGAGACAACTGATGAGTTTAAAGTAGGAGACAAAATAACGTTGGATGGTGTTTACCATTTAATTAGTGTTGATACAACTGAATGGGAACTGGTTAACGACGGCCAAAGGAAGAACCGTTATCAGAAAGCAAGTGTTCGCTGTTTAAAAGATGGAGCGACAACAATTTCATATACTCATTGGGATTTTGTTGGCAGCGGAAATTTTTATACGGTTAACAGTTATAAGTATGCAGATGATTCACAGGTTCCTTTAGAAGAGATTCCTATTTTCCAACAAACAGGCTTACACGATGTAATAGACCTTAGGTATGTTGAAACATCAAATGGTAGGTTCTCTTTAGATCCTTATAGTACCGTTGAAATGGAACTAGATTTTTATCTAGCTCGTAAAGATTTAATAACTGTTAGTTCAAATGGTATTTTCTCTATCTTAAAAGGTGAAGCTGATTTGAAACCAAAGTTTCCATCAGTTCCTGATGACTCGATGATTCTATTCAACTTAACACTATTTCCTTATACGTTTACTTTAGGCGGCATAATTAAAGATCGTGTAAATAATAGAAGATACACGATGCGTGATATTGGGCAACTTGATTCTAGAATTTCTAATGTTGAATATTATACTGCTCTTTCTCTTTTAGAAAAATCAGCAAAAGATAAAGGCGTCTATGGAACTGACGGCGAAGAAAGATTTAAAAACGGATTTATCGTTGATGGATTTAGAGGCCACACCGTAGGTAATATTTCAGAAAAATATTATAAGTGTTCGGTTAAAAGAGGGGAAGGTAAACTTTACCCATACCACTTTGGTTCCAACTTACCATTTGATATTGTTGACGAATCTGAAATTGGTACAGATTCAGAATTTAATAAGACATGTTCAACCGGCCGCGTTATTGGTTTCCCATATAAAGAAACTAATTATGTAAACCAAAAACTTGGAACTCAATTTATTAGTGTTCAGCCATATGAAACAATAAACAGTTCAGGAATTATGGAGCTTAATCCAGAAGTTGATACTTGGGTTGATACTAAAACCGATCCTGCAATTGAAACTGATCTCTTTAATGAATTAAATACTACAATATCAAACCTTGCACGTGAAGCAGGAGTTCTTGGTACCGAATGGAACTCATGGCAGACAAACAGAAACACTTTGCTTAGTACTCAATCGGAAACAAACATATTAAGCGAAAGCTCGCTTCTTCTTGGCGATGAAAGAACTCAAGTTACTACTACCGATTTTCAAAGGATACCCTTTAGGCGCGGAGTCGGAATAACAGATATTACAACTCAAAGGACTGATGTTTTTGATACCTCTTTAACTACAACGCTATCAGAAACGGTTGAGTCTGAAACTAGGCGATTGGATCAAACTAGAACTGGTACTTTTACGAGATTAACAGAAGATTCTATTAATAAATCATTAGGAACCTTCTTAACATCGGTATCATATAAGCCATTCATGCGCTCACGTCAAGTATGGGTTAGAGTTGAAGATCTTAAACCAAATACAAAGTATTACGCTTTCTTTGATGACGTTGATGTTACTAAATATGTAACTAGATATACGGGATCTTCCGATGTTTTAGATTTTAATGCAAACGCTAGTACTAACCGAAGCTTTAGGTTTTATAATACGAGATTCTTAAGAGCTAGTAATGGTAGAACTTGGGGAGGACAAAATCCGCGGTCGTTAATTTCGGATTCTGACGGAGTATTACAAGCAGCATTTATTGTTCCTAATACGCCATCTCTTAAATTTGCTTCTGGTGAAAAAACTCTTAAGTTTACTGATTCTCCTCGTAATTTAGAATCTGAAGAAACTAGTAGTGCAATTGCTAGATATATTTCAAATGGTTTGGGTGCGGTTCAACAAGAATCAATTGTAAGTACAAGCGTTCCAAGACTAGTAGTTAGACCGTTACGGGCAAACCGTTCTGTAGTAAGAACATCTATTACGGATGTCTCACAAAGTGTTGATTCATCTTTTGAAGAGGTACAAATTAGTTCATCTACAGCGGTGAACGTTAGAAGGTGGGACCCTGTCGCTCAAACATTCTTTGTTAGAGATACAACCGGTATATATGCCTCAAGTGTGGATGTGTATTTCCAAAAAAGAGGGCGTGCAAATGTAAGAGCCTATCTTGTTACTGTTGAGAATGGTTACCCAACAAACAAAATTCTTCCTGGCAGTGAAAGAGTATTAAAGCCAAGCCAAATAAAGACTTCGAATAACTCTTCAATTGCAACTAAGTTTGAGTTTAAAAAACCAGTTTACCTCAATGGTAAAACCGAGTATGCTGTTGTTATATTCTCAGTTGATCCATCATATACAGTGTATATTGCTGAAATGGGTGGAGACAAGGTTGATTTAATTACAAACCAAATTATTTCTAAGCAGCCTGCAGTTGGTTCATTCTTTACAAGTAGTAATAAACGAACATGGACCGCTGAGCAAAACCGAGACTTAAAATTCAAGTTAAGAAGAGCTACCTTTAAAACTGGTAGAGCTACAATTAAAGCTCAAGCACGAATTGGCGGATATTTAGATTCTGTTGAAATTACTAATGGAGGATCTAGTTATACTACATCAACCACAGTATTAATATCGGCTCCACAAGAACTAAATAGTGCAGGCGTTCTAGTTGATGTTCCTGATTCAACTGCGGCAGAAGCCGTCGCGGTCATTGATGCGAATACCGGTGCTATTGCAGATATTGTTATTACTAATGAAGGTGAGGGTTATATTTCTCCACCAACAATTACAATAGAAGACATTGGCGGAGGCGAAGGTGCTACTGCTGTTGGTTACTTACCAACGATAAAATTTGCAGCGGCAAACCTTAATCAAAGCGCGATGTCAATATCTGGTAAAACCTCAATCGTTAATAAGCTTACACTAAATAATAAGAAATATAATATTCAGAGTAATACTCCAATTGAATTAAGAGATGTAAATCATAGTGTTAATGCTGGAAATGCTGAAGACACTACACTTGATATTATTATTGGAACAAGCGATAACCGAGTTACGCCAATGCTTGAGAAGAATGGAATCGCTTTAGAAGTAAGAAGTTACTTTATTGAAGAAAAGGGCGGTTATGAAGATGAGAAAAATACTTCTCAATATTATACAAAGAAAATTGCTTTAGAAACTCCTTCAGATCAAGTTGATGTTTATGCTGCGATAAATCGTCCAACTGAAACATCAGAAATTCAATTCTTTATTAAAATGTTTGATGATGAAGACGGCGTTAGAATAAACCCTGATATAACACCTTCTGATGATAATGACCAAAATGAATGGTGGGAAATTACTCCAACTGAACCAAAGGTTGTTCCTATTAACTCTGATGGTAAAACATATTCCGACGTATTATTTAGAAAGAACTTAGAAGAAGACACGTCTGATATTGACTTTACTTCATTCATTATAAAAGCTGTTATGTGGGGTAAAAATAATACTGATATTGTAACTGTTAAAGATCTAAGAATAATCGCAACTGCATAATATAAGTGGCTAGATTTAAACCATTAGAAAATGAAGCATCTTTGGTTAAAGATTATCAAAGCGGTGCTATTGTTAATACAGATAAAGATGCGTATCAATCAGCGATGGCTAGAAAGAAAAAGAACCGAGAGATTCTTAATTTAAAAAAACAAATTAAACAGTTACATGATAGAATATCTGTTTTAGAAACTCATATTTTATCTGATATAAATAATAATTAAATAGTATATACTTTAAAGATGTCCTTAAACAATAAAACATTTGAAACAGTAATTTCCACAGACACCTTTAAGCAATGGGCTGACAAGTGTAATGAGTTAATTAATGAAATTAACATAACTGAAATACCATCTATTGGTGGTGTTGTTGGAATAGCCAATAACCAAACAATAACTGGAAACAAAACCTTTGATGG